TGGCCCACGTCCCGGATGCGTCCCGCGAATCTACTCGCTTGAACGCTGACGGGTAGTTATCCCTTAACACGCTCCACACGGCGAGCACGTTGGGCGACCTGCCGTAATTCGGCTGCGGTCGGTAGTCTTGCTCCACCGTTGATATGCTGTTCGATGAGGTCTGCGGCACTATGTCCTGCGCTCTCGTCGGGCCAAACGTCCTGCCATCCATTGATGATGCTCCTGTCCAGTAGCTGGTTTGGGTCATGGCCTTCGCCCATGAGGCGGGCCAACTTTCTCATGAGTCGCTTCTTCGCGACATCGGTCATGGGTTTCTTGATGCCCTTGCGGTGGGCGATGAAATCCTCCCAGGTCTCGGCGTCGAGCCAGTCCGGCACCAGGGCGTTGTTAAACAGATCGGTCACACAAGCCTCCAGACCCTAACAAGCCGGCTGTGGTTCTTTACTCGCTCCGACTTCTTGAACTGGCCGGTGAACTGCCAATGGCTCTCGGCGAATATCGACCCAGCCGCCGGCCCCAGGGTTGTCACCCCATGCCGAGACTCCAGCACGCGGCCAACTCGATCTGAGTCACACTGCCTATCTGCGTCATCGGTCGCAATCTCCATCGCGATCTCCCTCGCCAGGGCCAGGTCGCCCTGCTGGGCGTTGGCGGCCAACTCCATCCCCTCGGATTTAAGGCGGTCAGATTCTTCGCCATTAAAGAGCCCTTCTTGTCTGGGCGCATACAGAGACTGAACGGCATCGTAATACTCTAGGGCCTCGGTGACGTTTGGCCAGTTACCCGGCACCAGCTCCCCGCCCTTTGTCATGGTGCAGACGGTTCTCCCGCCCACCTTCGCCCAGCTGATGGCCCAAACTCCGTTCTTGATCGCGTACTTGCCCCAACGGGACCAACCTTTGGGTAAGTTCACCCTAACCTCCTTGTTTTCCTTGATGGGTAGGCTGGCCGGTGACCCGGGCACAGACCCCCCGACCCCCCATGTTACTTTTGGTAACACAGCAGGCGGAGAGTCGATGCTGAGAGATAGGCTAGACCGTATATTCCCAGGCATCCCGGCATGCAGATTAACGTCACCTTGCCGCTCCCACCCTGTGACGGACGTCGTTGCGCGCTACAAGACGTTCTGGGACAATCTCGCCGCTCGGTGCGGTCTATGGATTTCCTGTGAGTCTGTAGCCCGGCCACGACGCCGAGTTCTGCACTATATGCGCCCCCGAGACTCTCCGTCAACGGGGCGCAGTGCTATGCGTTGTCGTAAAGCTCCTCATGGTCGCCCAGCACCAGTCGGACCAGCCCCACGCCCTTCATGGTTACGCGCTGGTCACGATGGATGTCCTCCCCTTGAAAGTCAGGGCTTTCGCATTGACACGGGTCACCCCAGCGATTCTCTGAGAGACGCGTTCTTACGACACCGTCGCCGAGAACCTCAATGGTCAGGTAGCTCATGTGCTGCCCTGGTGCTTAAAGTTTGCGAAGCTTAACACAGGGTGTTACCATTCGCCAACTTTTACGAAGGAGAGCATTTTGGCAAGGGCACAAAACGTCCGGGCACAGGACTATATTCGCAAGCACGGGCAGCGCGAGGTCGCCCGACAACTAAGCGTTAACCCGGGCACAGTACACAGCTGGCTGGAGAGCGACCGTCCGATTGTGATCAAGTTGATCCAGGGCCTACCGGTTGAAGTCTCTGTCACCAAAGTGCTGTGGCCGAGAGAGGAGAGCGCATGACAGACGCAAAAACAAACCAGGAACTCGTTCCCAGGGAGGAGCCACAAAACGAAGACCGCAGCGCCCTCGTCGAGCTGATCGACAAGGTTGCCACGAACCCAGACGTTGACGCCTCGAAGATGAGCGAGCTGCTCGCCATCCAAGAGCGGATCTGGGACAGGGAGGAGGAGCACGCCTATAACGTGGCGATGCGCCAGGCGCAGCAGGACATGCCCCAGATTCATGCGGCAGACGTGAACACGCACACGAAATCCAGTTACGCAAAGCTGCACCGGATCATCAGGGCCATCACTCCGGTCTACACCCATCACGGCTTTAGCCTGAGCTTCTCTCAGGTGGATTCCCCGCTGGCGGGGCACATCCGCATTGAGTGTGAGGTGTCCCACATTGCGGGGCATACCAAGCAGAAGTTCTTAGACCTGCCAGTGGTGGACACCGGGATCAAGGGAGAGAAGAACATGACGCTCACCCACGCACAGGGGTCGGCTTTCAGCTACGCCCGACGCTACCTGACGCTCATGGTGTTCAACCTGGCGACAGGAGATGACGACGACGGGAATGCCGCCGGCACCGTTGAGTACGCGTCCCAGGAACAGATCTCTCGGCTCCATACGCTATTTGACAAGTCGTCCAACGAGAAGTGGGTGAAGGACACCAAAGAGTGGCTGCACAAGGCGCACGGGGTGGCAGACATCGAGCTGATCCCTGCGAACAAGTTCGAGGGGATCTACCGTGCCGTGTTCGCGGCCACCGGGCTGGGAGACAAATCATGACGCTGATCATTGCTTGGATTCTGATCGAGGCCCATGACCTGGGCTTTTGGTGGGCGCTGGCGGCTGCCGGGGTGTGGGTTGGCCGCGTCCTGAACGCCCGATACCTAGCCAAGACGCGGGCATCGAGTTCTTCATCTGGCTGGTCAGACTGGTGATCCGCTACGACATTGAACAAGGAACGCCCGAGTGGCACCTGCTGCGCTTGGGCCTGCCCACCGCGAGCGAGTTTGGCAAACTGGTCACCCCAGTGGAGATGAAGCCCTCCAAGCAAAGCGACGACTACGCCCGGACTTTGGCCGCCGAGCTGTGGACCGGCGAGCTGGTCGATTCATTCACCGGGAACGCGTTCACAGAGAACGGCAAGGCCTCCGAGGAGGCCGCCAGGCTGTACTACGCGATGCTAACGCACCGCAGCGTGGAGACGGCGGGGTTTATAATGAACGACGAGTTAGGTGCGGGAGCGAGCCCAGATGGGCTCATGTTGGGGGATGCCGGGGCATTGGAGATAAAAAGCTGTGGTGCAAAGCGGCACATCCAATGCCTCGGCCTTTCTGAGTGCCCGCGTGAGTACCGCGCTCAGTGCCAGGGGATCTTGATGGTCGGCGAGCCCGAAGGCATCCAGTGGGTGGACCTGCTCATGTACGCGCCCAACCTGCCGTGCAAAGTGTTTCATGTGGAACCAGACCTGAAGTACCAGGCCGCCCTGCGTAAGCAGCTGGCGCTGGTAAGGGCCGAGCGCGACCGCTACTACGACATCATCGAAGGATCTGCTTAATGCTGGTTTACGAGAGCATTGGACCGCTGAACGTCCGTATCTACGACAAAGACGTCTCGGACTTTCCGTTCGAGATTCACCTCTTCGGAGAGGAGCAGGCCGGGATCAGGACGCGATCAGCTTTTGAGTTTGACCTGCAGCAGGCGAAGAAACTACGAGACATTCTGTCCAAGGGGATCGCGGCCAGAGAGAAGAACCTCGGGCTACATGACGACGCCGGCACGGCAGCGATCAATCTGCGCCATGGCGAACCTGCGGAAAGCGGCTAGAGGCGCACCGTGTTGCATCCGGCAGCCGGGGTGCGCGCCGGGCCCGGGCAACGAAACCGTGGTCCTATGCCACCGGAGAGGCGCTGGGGTGGCCGTGAAGAGCGACGATACCGACGCCTGCCTGGGATGCCACTCCTGCCACGATGTCCTGGATGGACGCCGTGACGGGCTCTTGGGGGACTATGACGAAGTCTTCGAGGAGGCCAAACGCCTTACACACGTCTACTGGAAAAGACGGGGGTTAATGTGACGAGCCTGCGAACAGCGATCAACGACAAGTGTCTTGATTGCATTTATGACGAGGAAGTACCCGGCGGGCCAACCGAGCAGATCCATCTCTGCACGGCCATGGACTGCCCGCTGTGGGAGGTAAGAAAAAGGCTGTATCTGAAGGACCCCAAGTCCGCTGGTACTCCCACCCGGCTCAGGAAGCGCCTGCAGGAGGCAGGGGTGCCCGACCATAAAGCCCACCAAATCATCTACGGACAATCGGCAGAAGAGGGAGGGGAGAATGACTCACCCAACGCCAATTAAGTACAACCCGGACAAGCCAGACGGCAAGCCGCTGAATTGGCTGCATATCGAGGGGTGGACCATTGCCGAGCTGTCCGCCGAGATGCAGCGGGCAACGGGGCTGTCGGTGCCGCACAAGCGCATCACCTCGTGGGAGGTCACCACTGGTCACCGCATGCACAGGCGCTGCGTGAAGTGCGAGCGCAAGCTGTCTTTTGCCAGCTTCCTTCTGGACGACGAGAGGAGCATCTCGCGCAAGTGCGGGCTATGCCGGCGCAACGATCAGCCGAAAAACTTGATCGTCCTGGAGGGGGACGCGTTCATAGCAACCAGGCCCTTCGGCATCTGCCGCCAGCGGGGGAGCAGAGCATAGTCCCGGTCTACGTGATCGCGATACCCCAGGAGCTTTCGGCCTTCACGTACCACTTCGAGTCCACCCACTTCAGGGTGACGCTCGCGCCCACCTCGGAGAACACGATTGACGTTCCCACCGCGATGTTGGAGTCTGCATCAGGCTCCAGAGTGCCGTTGCCGCCATCGGTCTTCATGAAGATCTCGACCTCCTGGCCCTCGAACTTGCCATCGGCGATCTCCAGAGCCTCGGCCCCGCCGGTTACCAGCATAATGGTCTTCGAGTAGATGCTGACCGGGATCGTGCCCGCGCCCGAGTTGTAGGTGACCACCTGGCCCTGGACCAGCCGTGGGGCGACACCGTTCGCCACATCGCCCTCGATGACCCGCTGCACTTCCACGTCAGAGGCGTTGTCCTGCACGTAGACGCCGTACCGCTGGCCTGAGCCAACATTCCAGTGAGTGATGCTCGCGCCGCTTTCATTGACAAGCGTGCCCCCGTTCAAGTCTGTAACGGAGTAGTCTTCGTTGACGGTATTGACCGCCGTCACCTCCAGCTTGGTGTTGTTGACACCGTTAGCGAACCCAGTAGTGACCGCGATGGTATCGCCCACCACAGCCGTGGTCAGGTTGCCCGCCGCCGACTTGATCTTGCCGGTGGAACCAGAGGCATCGGTGATTGCGCCGTCCGTGACCGCCGTAGACGTGGTCGCGTCCCCGCCACTCTCCTGCTTGTTGCCGGAGATCACGGAGATCATCACGCTCGACGGGCCGTTCACATATACCCCGGCCCTCTCCAGGTCGGTCTCCAAAGTGTCCTTGCCGTTATCCTGAGCCACGCACCCGGAAATGACTATTCGCTCGTAGTTCGCGCCGACATGGAACCCGGCGTCGTAGTTGTCGTACCCGTGGCAGCCGACAAAGCTGACGTCGTCACTAGCAACTGAGTACCCGTGGGCGAAGTTGTCCCACGACGTGCAATTGGTGAGGGACTTGCCGCCATTCATAAAGCAACCGGTGAGCCCGTTGTAGCCGAAGCTGCAGCCTTCGATGCGATTGTCTCCGCCGGAAAGGCGCAGGCCATCACCCGCGTTGGCCGTGAACTCGCAGTCCCCGAAGTAGGACCCGCCAAAGCTCTTGAAGCCCGCTATGTTGTCACCGTCCAGGGTGAGAGAGAACCCGGTGCCCGATCCGGTGGTGCCCGTCTGTGACAACGTGTCCCCGTCTTGAATCGTGCCGACCTGGCCGGAGTTGTCCACCGTAAACTGGGTGACCGCGCCCGTGCTGACTGCATCCACGGTGACCGTCACCCCGTCCGTAACGGTGATTACATCACTCACCGCGTGGCCGCTTCCGCCCGCGAACGTGCCCTCGCTTGTTGGACTGTTGTCATAGGAGGTTTCATCCTGGCCGTCTATCACATGGCCAAAGGTGCCGGTGACCGTCTTACAGCCCTCCTCCGCCCAGTGGCTTATTGTCAGGTTAGAGAAGCGGGCGTTACGGATTCCTTCGCAGTAGACCCCTATGCCGCGAGAGTTGTTAGCGGTCGCGCTGCCGCTGCTTGGGTTGGCCGTGCCAGTGGCCCGGCGGTTGCCGTAAATGACCAGGTCCTCCAGGCCGCCGCCCCAGCGTGCGCCGGTATCCGTGCCTTGGTACTGAAACCAGATAAAGGGGTAGTCCCCTGAGTTATCCGGGTGCTCGGTCAGGGAGGCGGAGTCTTTCAGCTTGATCACGGAGCCGAATAGCTCGATGTTCTCGCACTGACCGAAGATGTCCCCAATATGCCCGCCATCCCCATACAGCGTAATCCCAGGCTGGGTGACCTTGATGTTGTCGGACGAGATATACACCCCAGTGGGGAAGTAGACCCGCGCACCCTTCAGACTGGCCGTGTCCTGAATGTAGGAGATGCAGTTCATAATCGCCGTGCGGTCGTCGGTCACGTTGTCGCCCTTCGCACCAAATTGCTTGACCGATATGAAGTTGTACCAGATCAGTTTCCAGCGTGCGCCATCGGTGCCCACGATGATCGAGCCGCCGTTATCCGACGAGGTGGTGTCTGAGGTGTCGTGCCAGTAGTGTCCGCCTCCCCCGTCCCCCTCGTCGTAGTATCCCGTAACAAAAGCGCGGGTGGTGGAGGTGCTGTCGAGCGCCTTCAGGGCATCAATGTCGGTCACCACCGGCATGCCCGTGAGGCTGCCCACCAGGGAGCGCGAGAAGGTGAGGTTGTTGGTGCCAATGTCCACCGTGTCGGCTGTTGTTAGCCGGTACACGTCGCCATTGGCCAACGGCACGAGGGTTCCCTTGCGGACATCGCGGGTGCCATCGAAGTCCTTCGCCCGGACCCAGGCCGCATTCGCCTTCACGATGTAGATGCCGTTCTCGGTGGTGGCGGTCTGGTTCTTTACCAGGACGCGGTCACCGTCTACGACCGCTACGCCATTGACCGTCTGCTCACCCGAAAGGGTGAGGTTCGCGGTGCTTTCTACCAGGACGGGGGCCTTGATGCCCTCGTCGGAGGTGAAACCTATAACTCTGTCCGTTGAAGCCATGGTGTCAATTAACCCTCTTATTGTGGCCCAAACATCAGCAAGCGCAGCGCATCACCTGGGTGATCTGCCTCGCCGTCAAGGATTTCCATCATACCCGTAAACGACCGCTCGGTCTGAACTGCCGGAAGGTGGAACAATACGCCCGTGGTTCGATTGAGCGCCTTCCAGAAAGGCGGATCAAGGTCGCCCTGCCTAACCTGCGTGGTTAGGTTTGCTAGTTCAGCGAATGCTCTTGCTCCAGCCGGGCCCTTGTAGCCGTGGTAACCCATGACAGCCGAGCCTAGCTCGCGCACGCCAGGGATGGTGCCCATAGCATACGAAATAATCTCTGCCGTCAGCTCTTCCTTTATGTCGTCCTCATCCTTGTCTTCGAGATTTCCGAAGAGCGCCTCCTGTAAGAAGTATCCAACAACGGCTGGGACCATGTAGAGGAGCATTATGTCCCCCACCCACCCGGCAGCACCGGTTACGCCACCCTGACCAAGGCGCTTGCGCGTTTGCTCGATTGTCATGTTGTAGGTGGTGCTGAAGAACGAGTAGAAGTTGGTCCACAGCTTCATGAACGGAGAGCCGCGCTGGATGGCGGCCAGGTCAATTATCTGTCCACCGGCCTGAGCGTCACGCACAGACTGGTCGGCCACCGCAACGGCCTTCGCCTCGTCCATGCCGGAAGCCATGGATTTCTCGTAGGCACCGAGCCAGGTGGGAATGTCTACCACCATCTGCATGCGCGTAAGCATCCAGAACAGGGTGTCCCTCATCCCGCTGTGGGGCCCTTCCACCCTGTTCCGAATCTCATTGATTTCACGTAGCTGTGTGCGGGCCCTGTCTCTCATAAACGGCGACACACTGTTGATCCACTTGACAGTTCCTTCCATGTGCTGCGCGTCACGCCCGGCCCACTTCAGGAATCCCTTCGCTACCCACTGCGGGCCAACCCGCACGATGGACTGGCTCAGGCCGAGGATCTGCACTGAGGTGGTGGTGAACGAGTATCCCATGGAGGCAATGGAAGAGCCGACTCTCAGGTGGTTGAAAAACCGCTCCCACCCGTTCTTTGCGCCCACGTAGCCGGCAGCGACGTCGGTGATGATGTTCTTGAGCTGATCGTATTTCACGCGCCCGAACCCGTCGCGGATTGCTTTCTCGACTCGCCGGTCACCCAGCACGCGATTCAGGTCTACCAGCATCTCAGTGTGGGTCAGGTCGTGGATCACGTCGTCCAGGTGCTGGAAGATCGCGCCGAAGTCGAGACGCATGGGGCGCTCCAGCGGCTTCGCTACGCGGCCCTTCCTGTGGCCGTGCCGGGTCTGGGCTCGAACTGATGCCCCGCCCATGGCTCGCTTCGCTTTCTCGACCGCATCCAAAACCTCCGCCCGGTTGGACAGCTTAGAGTTGTACAGCGCCGGAAAGTATTGGCCCTGGACCTCGCCAAACTTGGTCTGAATCGTCAGCCCCTCAACCTTCTCCGGGGCGAACCCATCCAGGCGCTCGGCCAAAGCCTTGGAGTCGGCCCAGTAGCTATTGACCACATTCCAGATGCTTTCGATGAAGCTCCAGTCTTCCTGAGTCAGTGTGTCGAGGATCGCCTGAACCTGGGACTCCGACCAACCGTATCCGGCCATCAGGCGCTCGCGGTTACCCTGGTTGCCCCAGTTCATCCCCACCATGATCCGGCCCATGCGCGTGAGAGAATCGTCGATCTCGGGGATAAATTGCTTTGTGTACATCGAGTCGTCGATCCGCATGCCCATGAATCGGGTGGCGAAATTCTTGGCCTGCTCTGACCAGGTGGCGAACGGACGGAATGCCTCAAAGACCTTCTTCGCCGCCTCAGCTCGCATGTCAGCTTCTCGGTCAGCGGCCTCGTTGGCTGGCCGGATGAACGCTTCCCAGGCGAGCCCGCCGTCCTCGAACCCGTCCAGCTCCCGGATGATGGAGGAGGCCTTGCGGAACATCCCGAACGCGTCCCCAAAGAATTGGGAAGCTCGGTCCTGGGGAAGCTCGGTCTCTATGTCCGTAGGCCCCTTCTTGTTCTTGTTTTCATTGAGCGCCTCAACAAGCGCCTCAACGAATGCGTCGAACGAACGCTGGTCCTGGATCTTCATCAGCCGGTTCTTCAGCCGGGCCAGATGCTCCAGGTGCTTCATGCTGTCGCGCACCTCGCGCAACTCTTCGATACGAAGCTCTTTGTAGTTCTTGCGGTATGCCTCGTTGAGTATGTTGTCAGGCAGGGAGATAGGCTCGCCAGCCTCTTCCTTCGCCTCAACGAAGTCGCGCAGCGACTGCCTCTCATCCAGGGCCCGCAATGGAACATTGGCGAACTCGAACCGGGAGGCGATCTCCATGATCTGTTCCAGGTAGCCGGCCTTGCCCATGGCCTGGCGGACCTGCTTTCTGCCAAACTTCCGCACGTACTTGACGGTTGCGGCAACCTCCTCCTTGACTCGTCTCGCCTCCTTGTACAGCTCCAGGTTCAGCAGCTCCTGGCGCTTGGCCTGAGCGGCTGCCTCGAAATCCTGGCGGGCGAGCGCCTGGGTTGCTTCTCTGGACGCTTTCTGGGACGCGGTCAGGTAGAGACCGGGGCGGAGGGCGCGGACCTTTTGGGCAGCGATCATGCCCCTGGCTACCTCCCTGAAGGTCTTCAGGGTGGGCACCTCGTCGCGCAGAATCTGCCGGCCTGTGCGCTGCTGTGCCTGCATTGCTCTGATTGCTGGTGCCGCTGCACGCTGCATGGCCCGCAGGGCTTTCATTTCCGCACGCACCATCTCAGCTTGCTTGTCGTTGAGGGTCACCTCCATGGCCTTCTCGGCCAGGGCCTCACGATCCTGAAGCAGGCCTGGGTATTTCTCCCTCATGCGTTGCTCGCCCATCTCCTTGGCCACCGCCAGCTGGGGCCGGGCATCCCGGATCAGCTGAATCATCTCGTCTGTGGAGCTGATCCCCACCATCTCCGCGATCTGGTCAGGGTGAACCCCCTCGTCGTCGAGCATGCCCCGGAATGGGCGCAGGTCTCCGGTCAGCTCTTTCATGGTGGCCCGGTCCAGCTTCAGATCGAACTCGCGCCCGTCAGGCAGCACACCGTTCTTCAGGGCATTGATCAGGATGTACTCTTGGCTCCAGTTGGTCTCCTCGATGGCCTGGTCGATCTCGGCCTTGAGGCGCTTCTTCCACTCCGTGCGGTTCTCTCGCATCCACTCCCGGATCAGCTGCTGCTGCAGGCGCTCACGAGCCTGCCGGCTCTCGTCTGCAATGCCAGTCTGGTAAGCTGCCCATTCAGCGTCGGACATGTTGGGAGGCTTGTTCATGAACAGCGGGGTGATCTCTGCCTCGGCCTGAGCGGCAGCGATCTGCTCATCAGTGGCCAGCATGCGGTCGAACACGCCGCGCACCTCGTCATTGAGCGTGACGTTCAACGCCTTGGCGTCGTCGTAGAGGCCGATCAACCAGGCGCGGAACCTGGCGAATGCGCGGCGCAAACCAACCGAGGGAGCCTTGCCCTCCATCGCGTAGGCCTCGAACCCGCGAGCGAATTGCTCCTTCTGGTCTACGCCGATCTCGTCGATGGAGCTGACGCCAAACCACTGCAGCAGAACCTCCATGTCGTCAATCATGCGAAGCTTGTTGTCTCCGATAGCCTCGCCACGCTCAGTGGCTTGTTGAGCCTCCCGGACCAAGTCAGAGAATATCTCCAGGAATACGTGTCCTGACTCGTGAATGAACGTGGAGGCGTCGGCGTTCTCCAGCAGGCCAATCTTCATTGTGCGATCTGCGGAGATAGCCGTGTACCCGCGAGGGCCGGAGGGGTCGCGCTGTTCCAGGCGCTCGACCTCAATCAAAGCCTCATCCCAGATCACGAAGTTGCGCTCGTCGGAGGTGCGGCCTTTGTAGGTGAGGCCGGGGATGCCAGCTTCGGACAAGAACTCTGATGCTCCCCGCGCCCCGTCCAGCCTTTCGAGGGCGTTGTATAGCTTCCACCCGGGTTGATACAGCCACCTCGTAACAGAAGCCTCAACGGCCTGCTGCTCCGTATCGTACTGAGCAAACGACTGGACCCGAACAGTCCCGCCAATGACATCCCGTGGTGCGTACCTGTACCCGTACTTCCCGTCATCCTGAAAGATCTCCCTGCCCACGCCCGCCAAGTGCTCCATCACCGGTCTCAGCGCATCCTGAATCTCCTGAGATTGCTGTATGGGCTGCCTGTCGTAGTCCAGAAGCTCCTCGGTCTCGGGGATGTTGACTTCGTAGAGGTGGCCCTTTTGCATCTCGAAGGTGTCTTTCAGATGCTTGTCTAGTTTCCTTGCCGCTGGGTTCGTATCGAAAGCAGCCGGTTTTCTTCCTGCAGAGAATGAAGCAACCCCGTTGTCAACGATGTACCCGTAAGGATCGCTCTTCTCTCCCACGAAGTCTCTTGCCCACTGCTCTATCTCACTGAGAGAGAGTTTTTGCCCTGACTCTTTGTGGATGAACTCTCTCTTGCCCAATGCTCTTTGATAGTGCTCGCCGACCTCCTTCTTGCTCGCGAAGTACAGACCCCAGCCATACGCCTGACGGCCTTCGCCCGTACCAATGGCGTGCAGGCTGAACTTCTCGAATCGGTGCGGGGAGCCATGCCAGGCGGACTGGTACAGGAGCTGCTCGGGAGCAAACTGCTCGAAGAACTCCGGGCGCACCAGGGTCTCGTGCTCGATCTCATCGGCGCGGCCTGCTTCACCCAGGATGCGGGATACTGCGTCGTCCGTCAGGATTCTTGTTATGCGCGCCTCTCCGGCAATGACCCAGGGGTCACCGTACTTGGAGTAGTGGTACAGGCCACCAACCGGCACGGCGCTACCCAGGCGGGGCTCACCCGTCGTCTCCAGGATGGCGTCGTAGTCAATGTCGGCGGACACCTCCATCTCCACATACACCCGATTGGGCGCAATGGTGCCGGCCTTGGTTCTTAGCTGAGGTGTGATTGGCAGCATGGCCCCGTGAATCCCCGCCGAAGGGAACAGGTCCATCTTGGCCTGGGTGGAGAGCACGCCGTACTCCCACTTGCCCACAGTAAAGGGGAGAGGTTTCTTGCGCCCCTTGGCGTCTAAGACTCTGCCAGCGAACAGCGGGTACAGCTTCCCGTCTTTGCCTACCTCAACCAGCTTGTAGGCCTTTACTGTTTTTCGGGGCGGCCTTCTTTCGGCCCCCTGTTCAGCCCGTCCACGAACCGCTGCACTATCCGCGATCTCTTCTCTCGGAGTGCTTGCTTCGTAGACGGTGTCTGAGATTTCTCCCGCTTTTCTTGCGGCATTGAGTTGCTCCATGACCCGGCTATCCAGGTCGGTGTAATCAATCTTCTGAATGGTCTCCAGGGGTGCAACCTGAGAGTTTCCGAACCCCCGCGTGTTATCAATCAGGATGACCTCAACCTGATCGTTGTCCGCATACAGGTCATTGATCTGGGAGATCGCCCTCGACGAGCCAATGTGCCCCCTAACAAACGGGACCACGTTGACCACCCTGCCAGTGCTCATCGCCCTCGGGAGTGCGCCGCTGCCGTCGATGCCAGGGGTTCCTCTGAACGCCTCCACAGGATCTCGCATCACATAGATGATCTCGACGTTGGCCCCGGTCTTCAGGACGAGGTCGATGCGCCTGGCTGCCTTGTCAGCGTTCCCCATGATCGTGTCATAGGTGAACACTGACTCCTCGTCACCAATGGCGTCGCGGATGGCGGAGGTCTTCCCTGCGGCAGCACCACCAGCGGTGAACAGGACCGTGTCGTCAGCGGTGAGCCCTGCGACCTTCTCTTCAAAGTACCGGTTGGTGAACCAGCTGGCCGGCTCGTGTACTGCGTTGGACAAAGACTTGTCTGCCGCATAGGAGGGAACCAGCAGGCGGGCCTCGTCTACGTTGATGACGGTGCCGCCCTTGGTGCCTTCCAGCTCGGCGTAGGCGGCCTTCGCGGCCTCATAGTCCTCGAAGACCCGGGTGGCCTCGTGCGCCACGCGTCGTTCTCTCTGGGTCAGACCCTTCGGGTAGGGGATGCCCGGAGTGTGCGTCTCCACCTCCAGCGGTTGAAAAACCACTGCGGCCTCGCCTGCGGCACCACCCCTGGACCAGTAGCCCAGGTAGCCCGAGTCTCTGACGAGCCGCTCAGCGTAGGTGTAGATGTCTGCGCCCTGCCGGCCAGCGGCAGCAGCGGCACCCCTGAAGTCTGCCGGATCTCGATCCCAGTCGTACAGGTCGCGGGCTTCCACCGAGGTGACGT